TTTCCTTCTTAATTTCAGCAATAGCAGACTCTTTTAGGATACCATTATCCCAAATCCACTCCTTTCCTTCCATAATACCATCCACAAATGCGTCAGGTGCTGAAGGATCTGCAACAATATCTGCTGCAGTAGCGAGCATAAAATCATCTTGAACCACATTACATGTAGATTCTTTCTTCAAAGAACCCATGCCTCTAGATGAGACTCCCAACCTTACGCCCTCGTCTAGCAATGACTTAGCGATTTTTCCGTTCGGTGTATCAAGAATTTTTGCACGACCAACAAAGTTGTTTCCATCTTCGCTAAGACGTTCAATCTTATGTGATACCCTATCAAGATTTATTGAAGGACCTTCTGGATGACCAAGTTCTCCGAGTGCTCTACCCTGACGGATAAAGTTCTCATGATACTTAGCAACCTCTCTTTGCAAAGTTTTGAAAGGATACATACGTCCATTCTTGTTTGCAATTTCAGACTGCAAGAATATACCTTCTATAAAGTAATTCTTTTTACCTTCCTTTTCTTCAGTTAAAAATTTAACTTCTGTAAGTTCTTCAGCTATCAGTCTCATCTTTTGGTTCCTCGGTTGGTTCTTCTGCGGATGCAGTAGGTTGTTCTACTGGCTCATTAGGATCTGGATCTTCTGGTTTGCGACCTTGATAATCCACATCAGTGACATCGCCTGTATCAGTTGCTTTATCAGCAAGTTCATCAGCAACAGCTTGTCCTGTTTTATCAGGATCAAAACCCCACTTTTGTGCGAAGTCAAGTTTCTTTGCTTGAATCGCATCATATGCAGACGCGGCTAATGCATCATTTACTGCATCAACTGCCTTTGCTTTTTCATCACCAAATATGTGATTTACTATTTGATTTGCTACGTCAGTAGGCATAATTAATGTCCTCCATTATGTATTTATAGAATTAGAGTTCTCCCCTCTTTTGATCTGCGGGACTAACTGCAGAACTAGGGTCAGTTGGCGGTGCTTCTCCACCTTCAGGTACAGGTTCTTCCTCACCAATACCCATTTCCATGGCTTGCATTGCCTGTGGATCCATGATAACTCCGTCTTCGATTTCTTGTTTAATTTCTTTGTCTATTTCTTTAATCTCAGACTCGGTTTGTTTTAGAACCTTCGTACGTATATAGTTCGCTGAGAAGTATTTACCTACATAAGGATCCATTTGTGCAACTTCATTCATTCTTTCGTTGCGGATTTCTATTTCTTTAAGTTCTGTGAAATAGTTATCAGCAATATAATCGAACTGAATATGTTCTTTCATATCCTCCCATTCTTCAATGGAGATGATACCTTTAAGAACGAGTTGTGTTTTTAAAAGATCCATGAATAATTCAGAGAATCTTTTACGTAAACGTGCTATGAATTTTTGGAACTTTACTTCATCTCTAGTGATTTCAGCAGCACGACCAATGTTAAAGGTAGTTTCTGTTTCTAACCTTGAGCTTGGAACGTTGAGTGCCTTGTAAAGTTTCTTCTGGAAGTACTTGACATCCTCAAGTTCTCCAAGATTTTGTCCACCTGGAAGCGTAGAGATCTCAGTGCCTCTCCCGCCTTCTCTTCTGGGTAACCAGAAGTCTTCGAGCATGGACATAAATTTTTTGTCATCCTTGATTTCTCCTGTGTTTGCATCATAGACTAATTTGTTACGGTATCTACCCATAACCTCACGGAGATATTGCTCCGCTTTGTTCTTAGGTAAATTACCAACATCAATATAGAATATTCTACGTTCTGGTGCTCTTGATAATCTATAGATTACCAAAGAGTCCTCAATCATTCTTAACTGATTGACTGCCTTAATTGCTTTGTGTAGGTGTGATAACACCATGTTTTTATTGAGATCCTGTATACCAGAATGACAATAAGCAATTGAATCAGGTGCAATTTTCATACCCTGATTACTAGAATTCTTTAACCCTTTTGGATTGTATAAGAAGTAAGATGCAGATTGTTGTGTAAGTTGCTGATTGAGATCTTGAGTCCTTAATGCTTCGGGTTTCTTTGCCTCGTATTCAGTCACCTTACGGATCTTTCTAGGATCAACGTATCTTAGTTCTACTAAACCCTGTCTTGGTTTTTTAGGATCTATTACCTTATGAAAAAACAATCTCCCATCAACATACCATCGACGGAAGATTTCATAAGCTCTGTTATCAAAATCAAGAAGACGAAGTATCTCATCAAATTCTGAACGAATTAACTTCTTAATTTTTTCTGATTGTTTTAAATTATGTAAATCTATTGATATGGGAACGTCATCAAAGTTTCCACAAATAGTTTCATTCACTACATCATCTACTGCACTATCGCATTCTGGATTAAGAACCATCTCTCTATAACGAGTGATTAGTTCATGATCATTACGAATAGTACCATCAAAGTCAACAGAATAACCGAAGTAACCGCCACCAACTATGGGTTGCGATCCATCTAAACTATCCTTCTGAACAAAAGAAGGTCCCTTCGGAACCTTCTTCGCTCTTTGTAATGAAAATCCAAAGAGTTGTTGTGCCATTACGATTTAAAATCTGGTTCTGATATATTTATACAGGTTTCAAAAACTGCTTAATTTGCTATTGAAGCCCCACCTACAGGTTTCCAGTATTGTACTTGCATCTCTACAGTAAATTCTTCAACCGCATCATTGTTTCCGTAATCTAGATCAATAGCAGCGATATTACTTGGGAAGATATTATAGAACTTATAAGACTTAAGAATCTTAGGTGACTCTCCATCTTTAAGATCTCTTGCTAACTGATGAACTGTCATGTCAGCGAAGTATCCAGAACTATCTGAATTATCTCCTAATGAACCTGCAGAAGTGAAGTTCTCGTTATATGCTTGGATTGAACTTGCCCACAATTCCATTGCGGATCTTAATTTGAACTGACTATCGTTCATGATAGTAATTGTCCAAGGTTCAAATGTTCTGTCTCCAGCTATCTTTAGAACTCTTCCTCTAAAAGGAACTTCTATTACACCAATCTGTGAACTTGGAAGGTTTGCTGCACGAACAGTAAACTTACCTAAGTTAACAAGGTCTGAGTCTTGTAGTATTTCGCTTGGAAATGCCAAATCTACTTGAAATAGATTAGGTCTAGCGAAGTCCGACTTGACATTCGCCTTAAATTGATCAATTGTTCCTTTTTGTGCCATTTTTAATTAGGATCTCCGTCTTTTATATTTAGTCAAAAAAGTATTTTGAGAGGTATTATGATGCTACCTCTGCAAAACTTACACCAGTTCTTGTTGCAACGAATGTTAACTGAACATAGTTAATAGTTCTAGTTGGCTTCAAGAATATTTCCGCATAGAACTCACCACGGTCAACTGCCTCTGGAGTATTGTTTGTGCTATCGCACTTAACTAAGAAGTCAACTACACCACGACGACCCTGTACATCACGGAGATATGGTTCAACAATATTGATGAATAGTGATCTCTGTGCCTCATCGTTCTGCTCAAAGAGTTGTGCCTTAGCAGCAGTACTAATAACTCTCTCAACTGTTAGGAAGAGACGACGTATATTAATTCTGTCAAATGCTGATGCAAATCCAAGTGCAGTTTTGTCTCCGTAAAGAACAACACCTTGTCCTGGGAATGAAACAACTGGGTTAACTCTGTTTGCATAGAGTTGATCTCTTTGTGATTTGTTTGGTGTGTATGCTAACTTAATTGCATTTCTTAGTACACCACGTTGAAATCCTGCAGGTGAGAACCATGGTTCAGATATTTCGTTAGTCTGTAAGCAAAGACCTGCGATATCACCATTGCAAGGTACATAACGATAAACATCATTATACTTGTCATAGATGTATTTGTATCCTGAGTCAAATACTAAGTAAGAAGAACTTGGTAGTTGCTTAAAGAAGTCTACAATATTTGTAGTAATAGTTGTTGTATTACTAATTCCAATTACGTTTCCTCTACGAGGTGAAACGAATACCATACAGTCTCTTCTTTCTTCTGCAATGTTTACAAGAGATGTAATCTTAGCAAGTGCGTTTGCATCACTTGTTCCAGAAGGACCTGCGATGATAAAGTCAATGATTTGTGATTCTGGATCTTCGACTAATTCATATGCACTACCTACATCAGTATTAGTAATTGTGTACTGTCCTGCTGATACTGTGTAGTTTACTCCACCTGCTAATCTGTAGTAGTAAGTAGAGTTGTTCTTAGAACCTAGTGTTGTTATTCCTGCAGGATAATCTACAGAACCAGATGCACTACGTAATAAATTGAACTGTCTGCTTGCTGCAGTTTGTCCAAATACACCATCACCAGCTGATGCAGTAGCAGCAAAAGTTGTTGACTCGTGCTCTGCCCAGTAAACGTATTCTGACTTCTGCTTAATTACTTCTGCATAGTAGTTTGTTTCTCCAACAGATGTCTTAGCATCAGATGCTTTAGAAACGTCAATGTATCTTTCAAGAAGAGCACCAACAGTTCCTGTGATACCACCGTCAATATCAATTATGATAACGTGCATTTCATCTCTGAATCCACCAACTCCATTTGCATAGAGTGAAGTACCAGGTCTAGGAGCAACGTTAATCCACTTAACGCCAGGTAGATACTCACGCTCTGTGTACTCATCTCTTACTGATGATATAGTAATATTTGTTGAGTTTGTATCTTGTATAACATCAGAAGCAGCAAATTCAATACTGCTCTTATTAAGAGCAACAAGAAGTTTTCTTTCGATTGTGACGTTTACCTTAGCAGTATTTGTACCCTGTGTAATAACTTGGTTATCTGCAATAATACCAGTAACACCACCACTAGGTAGACCGATTTCTAATTTTTTGTTAGTTTCATCATAAGCAAGAACATTGACTGACTCAGCAGAACCACCAATAGTGATTGTTGTAGCTGAACCAGGTGTGAATGAACCAACTACATCGTCAATTGTTAATACGATACTATACTTAAATACTTTACCTGCAGCACCAGATGCAGCAGAAACAGCAGCATCAGCAACGAACTCATGCTCGTTACCAGAACCAGGAGCAGGAACTACAACTATTTGGTCTGCACCTGCGTCTGTGACGAAGATACCAATTGAGTTTCCTGTATCACCAGGTGTGCGAGCAACCCATGAAAAGTTGTTGGATGCTTCTTCAATGCTTGTCTCGTAGTCTTGTAAATTCTTAACTAGAGGTGCTGTACCTGTATCAACAGCATTCTTCAATGTGCTAGAACTTACACGAATAGTCTTTAATAGACCACCGTACGCTAGGAATTGTGATGCAGAGAACCAGTATTCATAGTTGCTTTCGTTTGGTTCACCAAAACGTTCCGCAAGTTGTCTCTCTGAAGTAATCTCAACGATTTCCTCTACAGGTCCTTTTGTAAATGGTGCTGCAATAACTCCAACATTCGCTGTAGGAATAGTAGAGACAGTAGTGAGATCTCTTTCCTGAATTACTACACCTGGCGATGATTGATTAGTTGCCATGTTTATATACTCCTGAAAATGCTGTTCAATCGGGTTTGTCTAAGATTATTTATATTTTTGAAACTTCACCTAAACTCCCACATGTAGGATTTATCTCCATATTCCGCGACTTGCCACACATCACCTTGTGCATCCTTGAAAGTGTCTTCTTCCAATCCATCAGAAACAAATCCAAATGGTGCCATATCTTGTTCTATCTGATCTCTTTGGTCTTCATATATTCTCTGTCTTACATCATTGTCATGCATTTCTTTGAAGTATGGTTGCATTGCCATCCATGAAAATATAACCAAACACATTGCTAGGTCATCATTACATCCATCTTCCGCTTGGAAAGATTGACCCTTTTGTATGAATGTAGTAAGTTCCGCAATAGTATCATAGTCTTCTACGATTAATTTATCATCTTCTATTAGTGCCTTGAGGTTAGAACATCCTACCTGTTTTACAGCAGTAGACATCTTAATACCTAGCTGTGTTTTCTTACCAGAAAATCCTTGACCAAGTTGTTGACCTGCTCTACCTCTCATGGATACCATGAGTAGATTTTCATATTCTAAATCGTACTGTATAATATCTGCTACCTGTCCACCTATATCATTTACCTCACATAATACATATGCACCATTATAGTTAGTTGCTACATCTACAATGAGATTTGGGAATACGAGTGGTTTTATTTGATTATTTTTATATCTTGCTACTACTTTATATGGAACTGTGGTTGTATCTATGACAGCAAATGCTGAGTAATCATTACCAACTCCTCTTGATACGTCAACTGTAATTATATAATTATGTTTTTCTTGTACATGTTCATATACTGCAAGACCTCTATTCTCTTGAATTGGATCTTTATATGGCATTATTCTTAACTTACTTGGAGTAATAAGAGTATCAACAGATCCTAAGAACTCACACTCAAACTCAACTCTGAACTGTGCTTCAGATGTGTTTTCAATAGTTTGTTGTTTCCATTTATCATCTCTGCCAGGTACTTGCGACCAGTGTACTTCAGTTGCAACATAGTTATTAGCACCACGTTCAGCATCATGCCATAACTTATAAAATTGATTCATCCCATGTGGGGTAGAAATGATAATAACTTTGGTTGACTTACCAGAAGATATAGTAGGATAGACACTAGCAAAAAACTGTTCAGCAATATGATTCGGAACGAACGCGAATTCGTCCAAAAATATAATGTTAAAGGACATACCGCGAACAGCACTAGCAGAAGTAGAAGAAGCGAGGATTTTACTTCCGTTCTCCAATTCGAGTGACCCTTTGTTCCAACCGAGAATACCTTGTTGCATCCATTTTGGGAGATTCTCATAAGAAAGTTGTAGCCTGCCCAACATTTCTCTTGCAGTTGGTGCTTTGTTTGCGAGGATTGCGACATTTACATTAGCATTAAAGAGAACATACCATAGTAGATATGCTGTAACAATAGTGGACTTACCAGACTGACGAGGTAATTTTGCAATATTAAATCTATGTTCATGGAATCTAGTCACCATTTCTTCTTGGAAGTCATACATGTCAAATGGTATGACACCCTCGTCTAGTGAAACGATTCTAATATAAGTTCTAATAAAATATACAGGATCCTGAGAACACTTTACATATTCAGCGATCTGTTTCTTTGTAAACTTTGTAGCAACGTTTGCTTTTTTAAGATTAGGATTACCTAAGTATATTTCTTGTTTAGTACTCATTATCCTCCACTCCAATCCCAGTTCCAAGGCAACATTGCCATGCCAAGATAAGGCATAAGAATATAGTGATCCATTAGAATCATCAAAGGTAAAGCAACACCTAATTCAATAGCAATCTTCTTTCTTGGTGGTAATGTTTCTAACCATCGTCTATATCTATTATTTCTTGCACGTTGAAATAATCCTGTTTTATTACCAATAAGATTTGCCCACCATTGTGGATCAATTATATCCTTGAACCAAATAAGAGGTGTCAATAACCATCTAACTTGTTTATTCCATCTAGAGAACACATATATTATTGTTCCTATGAATAGAATTACTATCAGAATAAAAAATAAATCAACCATTATCTAATGTACCAAATGTTCTACGTATCTCTCGTAGTTCCTCAAAGTTTTTTTTCTTTGTACCACCATCATATGCCCATGCATATCCTGCAATGATCATGGCTTCGTTGAGAGATATATCAGCATCACCAACATATAACCAACCAAGCAAACGACCATACTTACCCATCCCGCCCTTGAGTTCAGTTCGTATAGTAAGTTCAGACTCTCC